CTAGGAGAGCGGTATGCTGAAAGCAAAACTCAAGAAGCCAAAGCGCCTCTACAGAGGGGACACACTCTACGAACAGGGTCAGGAAGTGGAGGTCGATATCGCGACCGCCCGAGTCCTGATGCAGGACCCCAGGTTCGAGATCATTGGCCTTGACGATCTTCTTGCCGGGAAGGTGGAGGAGGCTTCAGCTAAGGCCGAGGTGGAGCAGGAAGCTCCGAAGGCTGAAAGCAAGCGCCCGGAGAGCAAGGAGGAGCTTTATCAGGCGATCCGCGCCGCGGCTGATCAGCTCGATCCCGATGACGAGGATGCCTATACCGCCACCGGCAAGCCGCAGGTCGCAGCCCTCGAGAAGATTCTCGGCTACGATATTACGGCTGAGGAGAGGGACAACGCCTTGAACATCAAGGCAAAGCCCGTACTCGATGAGGCCGAGAGCCAGACGAAGAAGGGCGGCGTGGTGATCAAGCGCGTCAAGAAGGAAGAGCCGGTCGAGGTCAAGGAACCGGCCCAGAACGACCCGACCACCAAGGGGGCTGTGGAGGTCTAAGATGCTCCTCGCATCCGTTCAGAGCATTCGCGAGAGTCTCGGTTACGACGACATGACGGACATCAACACGGCTATCGAGATGTCCCTTCATGCTGCCGAGCACCAGATCGCATCCGTCTTGCAGACGAGCTTTGAGCGGAGCGATGTGACGGACACGTTCTGGGTCTACCGACCTGGCTTCGTTCAGGGAGCGCATTCGGAGACACAGTTCAAGCTGAGCCGGGGCTTTCTAGCCTCGGCTCCGACCATAGAGGTGGTAGAGGCGGGTGGTTTCAGCAGCGGCGCGTCCAAGAATGTTACCGGCTCCATGGCGGTCGATCTTGAGCGTGGGGTGGTAACCGATTTCACGACCCGCTTCACCCAGCAGTACGTCAGGTTCACGTACCAGGCGGGTTTCGAGCCTGACCCGGACAACGATCAGTCTTACAACCTCGACCAGGTGCCGAGCTGGCTGCAGGAAGCGGCGAAGCTGCGCTGCCTGATCCACATTGCGAACAATCCGAGCATCACGGAGGTCGGGATCAAGCTCGACACGCCTGTGCTGGAAGCCCAGTACGCGGCGCTGATCCACCGTCATCTCCGCTACGCACCCATGGCCCTGCTGCCGATGTGAGGAGGCCATGGCTTCCTCATTCCAGTTCCAGGTCCGGTTCCGTAACAGGCGCTTCAACGATGCCCGTAAGGGCCTGGAGGCGTTTGCCCGGCAGCTGCAGAAGGACTGGGACGGCTCCGCCAAGGTCATGAGCCAGGAGCTGAAGGAGTTCCTGGATAGCGTGGCCCATGCTCTAGCTTCCCGTCACGGTATGCCATGGCCGAGCGGGACGACCGATAAGAGCCTCTCCAGTCGCACCGGACAGCTGGTCAGTTCCCTGGAGCGCAGCGTAACCGTCAAGGGTCAGACGTGGCGGTCCCTGAAAGCGTACATCACGGTCGGGTTTCCTGGCGTGATCCACGAGTTCGGGGCCACGATCAAGGCGAAGGAAGCCAAGTACCTGACGATCCCGCTTCCTCCGGCGCTGGATGAGCGTGGCGTTCCGCTCAAGAAATCCGCCAGGGATTGGGAGAACACATTCGTCGCCCGGACCAAGGCTGGTAACCTCATCATCTTCCAGAAGCGGGCGACCCAGATCGTGCCGCTCTATCTACTCAGAGAGACGACCACCATCCCGCCCCGTCTCGGTCTGCGGGAGACCATTAATACGGGGCTTCCGCACTTTGTGGAGCGGGCCATGGATCGCATGGTCCGGCATTTCCTGACGAACTGAGGAGGCGGCCATGGCCGAAAGCGTCCGCCATCGGATACTGACCACGATGATCGCCAAGTTTCAGGCGGTCGAGCCGCCCGATTGGCCGATCAAGTTCTCCACGGTCGAGCTGGGTCCGCTGGGGGAAGCCGATCACCGCAAACGGTTCTCGATAGGCATCGTGCCGGGGCCGGAGCGGTACTCGCACCTGTACCCGTATACCGTCCGCAACATGACGGTCGGCATCGAGTTTCGGATCACGGTCAACCGGGACGACCCTTTTCCGGGGCATCTCGGTGAAATGGTGCTGACGGTTGTGGAGCAGGTCGTTTCCAGGAACAGGCAGTGGGACGGCCTGGCTGTCGATACCCAGCTCACGAACAACGAGATCGACATGACGACCTACGGGGACCGCACCGTCATGGGCGTGCTCTGGATCGAGGTACAGTTCCGTCATTCGACAGACGAGCCGACTGACCCCAACCCGACGATCTAGTGGGATAATAGAGGCGCCAAGCAGATAGCGCTTCATTGACCCCGGCTCCCCGAAAATGCAATTAATTGCAACTGTATGGAGCCGGGTTTCCGGCGCATCTAAAGGATGCTCCACGATGAAGCTGAAGCGCGACCACTTCTCCGGCCTGAGCCGGATTTTCGGTGAGAAGGACAAGAACCTCGCGTACGTGCTGAACACCAAGCCGGACCGTGAGGACTTCGACACGATCGATCCGATCGAGGACACCGATACGGCTACGGCCAAAGACGTAGCTGACAAGCTCAACGAAATTCTTGCAGCCCTCAAGACGCCTGCCGCACCTGGTGAGGATACTGAAGATTAAGACGCAGCCCGAGCGACAAAGGAGATAACCATGGCCGTCCTTCTTACTCGTAGGGCTGTCGTTCAGGCTAAGGTCGAGACTGTCTACGGCCAGACTGAGAGCGTGGGGGTCGATGACGGCGTTCTCGTTGCTGAGCCGACCTACACGATCGAGCCGAACGTGCTGGAGCGCACCTTCGTTCGCGACAGCCTTTCTCAGACGCCTCACATCATTGGCCGCAAGCTGGCCCAGATGGAGTTCCAGACGGAGTTCCGCGGTAACGGCAAGCAGCATTCCGGTAATGCTTTGGATGCCCCGATCATCTCCCGCCTGTTCCGGGCGTGCGGCTACGCCATGACCGAGGAGGCAGCTCCCTGGGTCAAAGGCGTGTTCGAGATCGATGATCACGCGAACCGCGTGAAATGGACCGCTGATGTCCAGAACGCCGATAACGAGGATGTCATCTGCTACTTCATCGAGGTGACGACTGGCGGTGCTTCCGGCGTGGCCGAGATCACCATCACGTCCGATACTCAGGGCGAGGGCTCCGCTGCCCAGGCCATCTCCGATGGAGTGGACATCAACGTAGGCACCCATGGCCTGGTCCTGACACCGGAGTTCACGGGTGATCTGCAGATTGGGCAGAAGTGGGTCGTATGGCTCATGCCTGTGGGCCTGCGCCTCGATCCGATCTCGGACAACTTCGAGTCCGTCACCCTTGTCATGTACAAGGACGGCGTGAAGCACGTGATGCCGGGTGCATTCGGCACGTTCGAGATCACGGCGACCGCAGGCGAGTTCGCCACGATCAACTGGACGTTCACCGGCATCTGGCAGCCGCCCGTCGATGAGACGATGCCGTCGCCAAACTACGAGCGTACGCTTCCGCCCCAGGTCGAGCTGGCTCGTCTCCGGGTGGGCGGCTTCTACGCGATCGTGGAGCAGTTCACCTTCGATCAGGGGAACGACATTCAGGTCCGACCGGACGTGTCGTCCAAGGAAGGTTACATCGGCACCCGCATCGTCAGCCGTGCGCCGGAAGGCGGGATCAACCCTGAAGCCGATCTCGTGGCGAACAACGACTTCTGGTCCCAGTTCGCCCGCGCAGACCGGATGCCTTTCCAGATGCGCGTAGGCCATCAGAAGGGCAACACGGCGTGGATCATCGCTCCGGGTGTCCAGTACACCGGACTGACTTACGCCGACCGCAATGGCATTCTGTCCTACGATGCCGGACTGCGGTTCCCGGCCTATGACACGAACGACGAGGTGTGTTTCTTCTTCTGCTAGTCTCCTAAGGCGAGCCTGAACCAGACTGGCGGCCCTCCGGGGCCGCTCTTTTTTGCACCTCGAACGACTAATCACCAACGTAAGAATTGGTTGAGAAACAATCGCTAATGCACAGACCAAGGAGGGTAGGCATGAGCGACAGAGCAGTAGGTTTGATAGGCATCTTCGTTATCCTCGCGGGGGCTCTCTGTGCCTGTACTTCGAGCCACTCCGAGGAGGAGCGCCAATATGGCGTGCACTGCATGAACGGGTGGACGGGATCGCACCTCGATTTCGAGGAGAAGGTGAAGGCGTCCCTGCGTGACCCGAAGAGCTTCGAGCACGTTGAGACCCGCACCTCGAAGGTCGTAAACGGTCAGAACAAGGTGCGCATGGAGTTCCGAGCGAAGAACGGATTTGGCGGGATCAACAGGGCGTTTGCCTATGGGGTGATCGACAACAAGACCTGCAAGCTGATCTCCTGGCGGATTAGTGAGTAGACCGCCCCGCTTATCACCGAACTTGTCTTGTGCAATCAATTGCATACTCATGTGTTCGGTGGCTCCCATGAGCGGGAACGGAAGCAAGTTCAAGGTCAAGGTTTATATCGTCCAGAAAGCCGACAGGAAGGGTCACCTGTACGGTGATATTCTGGCGGCCAAGCTCACATTCCAGGCCGCCCACGAAATCGCCAAGGCCCACGCCCCGGCTAAAGTGACGTGCATTCTGGCCGACAAGACGCCATACCTGAACGGGCCGGAACACGTCTCGAACCATCCGCAATGCAATTAATTGCAAATCGCCTCTAGCTGCGTAACTTTTACGGCTGTCGAAAACAGCCATGCAGCCTGGAGGCAGATTATGGCACTCGTTGCTCTGACCGTGCATGACACGGTTGAATACGTTTCTGATCTCGACCCTGCGAAGACCAAGGAGACGGTCCCGGTTGACCCGAACGATCCGTCCAAGGGGACGGAAACGCGGGAGACCATTGCTGACGGTGCGACTGTCTTCCTTCTCCGCCCGCTCGACGTGTTCCTGATGGGGCACATCTACGACAACGCCTCGGTGATCTCGGGCAAGCAGGGTGACGATACGGTCGGCATCCACACGCGGATCAACCAGACGAACATCGATGCCGTCCGGCATGGCCTGGCTGGCTTCAAGAACTTCATGGACAGGTACGGCAACCCTGTCCGGTTCAAGACCCAGAAGACGATCGTCAATGGGCGCGAATACCAGGTCGTGCACGATGACATCATGAACATGCTGGGTGTCCGGCTGATTGCCGAGCTGGCTCAGAAGATCAAGGACATCAGCGAGGTTAGCGCGAACGAAGAAAAAAACTCCGGAAGTGCGTTGCCGCCATCCGGCTAATGCCGGAGCGGCAGTGTGACGGCTGCAAGCGACAGGACGAATGGGGCTGTCACGCGAAGCCGTACACGGTGGTGAACGATCAGGGTGTGGAGGAGGTGCGCTGGCACCGACCGGCGCAGCTCCCGATCACCCTCCTGGGTGAAGAGACATGGGCCTGTCCCCGTCAACCCATCCGGGAAAATCCGTTCTTCTGGTCGAAAGTGCTGAAGTTCTACGGGCTCTACAAGAAGGGATTCCTGCCGGACCAAGGCGCGATCGTAGACCAGTCGAACAAGCTGATCGAGCTCTTCCGCATCATCGATGACGCGAATGACCAGTGTGATCAGGAAGAGCTGAACAGGGAAAAGCAAAGGCAGAACCGAGAGAGCCGGATGCCAGCCCGGAGACGGTAAGCAGAGATGGCCGCGATCAGCCAGCAGGAACTAGAGTTCGTGCTGAAGATGCACGATCAGATCAGCCGCAATCTGAAGCAGGTTGCGGATACACTGGCTGGCGTGGCCAAGCGGGCGGACGAGGTAGACAAGAACGCCAAGAAAACCGTCTCCTCCCTGGAGCGCATCGTTGGAGCGGCAAAGGCGGCGGGCACCGCACTGACCGGTGCCTTCGCCAGCCGAGGCATGCTGGGCAAGACCCTCGGGGTTTTCTCCCAGTACGAAAAGGGCCTCATCAACGTCCGTAAGACCACGGACATGACTGCTCAGGAGATGGAGCAGTTCGAGGCGACCTTTGACCGGCTCCTCAAGACCATGAGCGGCGTGCGTCCCGGCCAGATGCTGGACATCGCGGGCGTGGCCGGTCAGATGGGCATCCGCGGCGCGGATACGATTGCCGAGTTCTCCCGCATCATGGGCGAGCTGTCGATCGCGGCTCCCACGGTGCAGGGCGAGCACGGTGCCCAGATCATCTCCCGACTGCTGACGATCACTCGAGAAGGCATCCAAGCTGCCGACACGTTCACGGACGTTCTGGTCGAGCTGGGTAACACCACGGCTGCGACCGAGTCCGAAATCCTCGATCTGGCTTCCCGAATTGGTCAGGCCACGGCCCAGTTCAAGCTGGGCTCGACCGCCATTCTGGGCCTGGCCGCCGCGGCTGCCGAGCTGAACTTCCGACCCGAGCTGTTCGGTACGGCCATGGGCCGCGTGTTCATCCAGCTCAATGACGCTGTTATCAACAACACCAAGGGTATGCAGCGTCTGGCCGAGATGACCGGCATCACGCGGGAAGAGTTCCAGAAGATGCTGGAGACTCACCCGGAGAATGCCTTGCTGGTGTTCCTGCAGGTCGTCCGGGATATGCGCGATGAAGGCCAGTCGATCACGAACTTTATGCGCGACTTCAACCTGACCGGTATCGAGACGCTATCGGTGGTTGGTGCGGCCTCGCAGAACCTGGATGTCTTCAGGAAGAAGCAGATGGACGCCTCGCGGGCGAGGCAGGAGGACATTGCCCGCACCAAGGAATACCAGAACGCCATCCAGGGCCTGTCTGCCCAGTGGGACGGTCTGGTCTCCAGTGCGACCGTGCTCACCAAGCAGCTGGGCAGTGCATTGGCTCCGGCTGCCAAGGCTGTCGTCGAAGGTCTGCGCGAGCTCGTCAATTGGGCATCGGAAGCCTTCGCCGCTCTACCTGACAACGCGAAGAAGGTAGTCGCGGTCATGGTCACGCTTGGCCCCGCCGTCATGGGCGTGGCCACGGCGTTGAAGCTGCTGTCAGTCCTCCCCGGCATGAGTGCTATCCTGGGCTGGGGCGGGCGGGCCATAGCCATGTTCGGCACGCTGTTGAAGGCCATCTTCAGTTTGAAGTCTGCGGCTGCCGTATTCACGCTGCTCCGCACCGTCATCATGGGTGTGGGCGCGGCCATGTACGCGCTTGTCGGGTGGCCCGGCATCATCGTGGCCGGTATCGCGAGTGCCGCGGCGCTTGTCATCTCCAATTGGGAGGAGGTCAAGGCGTTCTTCTCCCAGAGCTGGACCGAGATCGCCAAGCAGGCTTGGGAAAAGATCACCGGGGTATTCAAGCGCATCGGGGAGTACATCAAGGGCGTCTTCGCTGATGTGATCGATTGGCTGAAGCAGGACGACGCGGACCTGCGCAGCACCCTAGATGTGGACACCCAACCGGCTCAGCAGGCCCTGGAGGACGTTAAAAAGGGCGGTCACGGCATCATCGGTGAGATCACGACGAACATCGGCAAGGGCCTGTCTGAGGCGGCCAAGGCGGCCCTTGATGAGCTGTTCGATCCGTATGAGGCTCGCAGGAAGATCGAAGCCTACAAGAAGGCGCTGGACGAGCTGAAGCAACTGGGCCGAGAGGCGCAGGAGGACGCGGGTTACAAGCCCGAGGACATTGCCAAGCTCGAGGCCCTGATCAAGAAGGCCGAGCGGGAGCTCGAACCTTTCAAGGTCGAGATTGAGGGGCTGGATCGCGAGATCGAGCGGGCCAAGGCTGTTACCAAGGAGCGCCAGAACCAGCTCGACATCCTGGATCGTATCCGGGAGTACGAGGAGGCAAACGGTAAGCTCACCGAGGAGCAGACCCGGCAGCTCACGGAGCGCCTGAAGACGCTCCAGGAGATCGAGAAGACCAACGCCTTCGAGGCGAGGTCCCGAGAGCTGCGCCGTACTCTTGAGGATGCCACCGCGCTGACTCTGGAGCGCAAGATAGAGCTCGAGGTCCTGCGTACGATCGAGGACACGGAGCGCGAGATCGGCAAACTGACTGCCGAGCGGAAGCAGCAGATTGCCGAGATGATCACGCTTACCCGTCAAGCGGAGGCGTTCCGTGGCCTCCTCGACAAACTCGATCCGGTCGGGGCCGCCATACGCGATTATGAGCAGAATGTCCGCGCCCTGAACGAGGCACTGCGTCAGGGCTGGATCGATGCTGATCGCTACAACTTCCTCCTGCAGAGGCTGAACGAGACGACGCTATCCGCCCGGAACCCGATCCTGGAGCGCGTGCGCACCATGCGCCAGGAGCTCGACCTGATGCGGCTGCGTGGCCGGGAGTTGGATGTCGAGAGGACGGCCCAGCAGGAGATCAACCGTCTGCGCGAGCAGGGCGTCCAGATCACGCCGCAGCTTACCGAGGCGATCCGCGAGTACGCAGAGGCGCTGGCCGACGCCAACCAGCAGTCTAAAGGCGGCATCCAGGGGTGGCTCGATGCGGTCGGTACGTTCCAGGACGGCATCGCTAAGCTGCAGGAGGACGCGATCGGCGGTCTGGCCGACGCGATCACCGGCTTCATCAACGGTACGGAGAACAGCTTCCGCAACTTCCTCGTCCGCCTTGGCCAGATGATGGTCAAGTTCGCGGTCGAGAACACGATGCGCGAGCTGCTGACCCCGATTGCCCAGCAGCAGAAGAAGGACTCCACGTCCCGGCTGGAGCAGGCCATCACCAACCTAGAAACGATCGGCCAGTCTGGCATCAACACGCCACAGGCGGTCGTCAATGCCGGTTCGGTCAACATCAATGGCCAGGACCTGGGCAACCTGTTAAGCGCCCAGACTGCCGGGAACCAGGGTGCCTCGAGTGTCCCTAGCACGTCCGGGGTGAACCTGAGCAGCACGCTGGGGAACAGCATGACCCGCCTCGGTACGGGCGGGTCGCTGGGCAACATCACTAAGGCTGCTTCCCAGGCTGTTACCCAGGTCAATAAGGCAGTTTCTTCGGCTACGGCTGCTGCAGTCGATAACGTGACCAAGTTCATTGGCATGCACGAGGTCACGAACCGGGGCACGATCAACTCCTTCCTCAAGGCGGGTGGCGTCAACATCGACGCGGCCAAGACCGCCTGGTGCGCTGGGTTCGTCAACTCGGCCCTGAAGCAGATCGGCGTTACGGGTACCGGTTCGCTTATCGCCGCTGACTTCCTGGATTGGGGCCAGGCCGTAAGGCCCGAGGATGTGCTGCGTGGTGACGTGCTGATAGCCCACCGTGGCCGCAAGCCCGGACAGACCGGAGCGCATGTGGGCTTCGCCACCGGAAATACGCGCATGGGTCCGCGTGGCCTACAGCTCGAGATGCTCTCTGGCAACGAGAGCAACCGCGTGCAGACGAGCTGGTACGACGCCAACCAGCTTGCGATCCGCCGTGCGACTGAGGACATGCAGAAGCTGGGTCAGACCACTCAGATGGCGACGACCCAGATCAATCAGCAGTTCCAGCAGACCGGCATGACCATCCAGCAGGCGGGTATGCAGGTGCAGCAGGGTGCGGGTCAGGCGTCCTCCGCTATGCAAATGACGGGGACCAATATTCAGCAGGTTGCCTTCGGCACCCAGAACGCCGGGCAGTATGCTGCCGAGGCCGCGCCCAAGATCGACCAGGCGGCTTCCGCCTTCCAGAACGCGGGCATGAAAGCGGGCCAGGCAGGTCAGCAGGCGAGCACGGCTCAGCCCGGCCTCGGTGGCCTGGAGAGCGGCATTCAGGGCCTGCTCGCGCCGCTGAACCAGGTGATCCCCGGTCTTGGCAACTTCGCCAGCGCGATCCTCGGCCTCGTGCAGCAGCTCTTTTCCGGCCTCGGAGGGGGAGGCGGGTTATTCGGTGGCATCCTGGGCTTCCTGTTCCACAGCGGTGGTGTGGTCGGACGGACCAGAATGACCAGGCCCATGCCCGCTTTCGCGTGGGCCGGTGCGCCGCGATTCCATGACGGCCTGTTCAAGAAGGATGAGTATCCGGCCATCCTGAAGCGCGGCGAGCGCGTGCTGACCGAGAACCAGAACAAGAGGAACCTCGCCCTGATCGACGGGCTGTCCCGTCAGGTTGAGGAGATGGGCAAGGTGATCCAGACCTCGCGTGCTGGTCGCGGCCGGTACGGCGACACGCACCAGACCATCGTCAACAACATCAACGTGCGGGATGCCAGCGGCTTCCGGAAGTCGGAGGGTCAGCTCTTTGCCGACGCCCAGCTGAAGATGCAGCGCATGGCCATGAGGAACAACTGAACGTGCAATTAATTGCACACGAGGTGCGAGATGTCTCTGATCTGGATAGATGGCTTTGACGCTTACAACGTGGGTGGGTCGGGAGAT